TCAGCCGGATCAGCGTATACCGCCTGTACTTGAATCCCGTGGCCGGATTGATTCCTTCATGGCTTTTCGCCACATAATACCCTTGCGGCACGTGGATCTTCTTTGGCCATCTCGCCAGCCGCTTCTTTTTCGGCGGCTTTGATGGCATATTCTTAGAGGTACTGTAGCTGGATTCACTGAGCCGTGGCTTCTCCCTGCTGCCGTCTTCTTTCTTTTCTCCCACCTTTTCGCTCTTCGTGATGTAGGATGCAAGCTGTGAGCAGTCTTCCTCGTAATACTTGCTCTTTTCCAACTGCTCTGCGTAAATTCCTCCATGTGGCCAGCATCCCTCCACCCAGCGGATCGTGTCCCGGCATCCGGTGATGATCAAATGAATGTGCCATGCTCCTTTTGTCCCCCGTTCAATATTCCTGATCCATCTCAGTTCGATCTCTTCTTTTTTGTATCTTCTTCTGAGCTTGTCCATTAACTTGGAAAAATCTTTCTTCGCCCGCTCCATGTCCGGTGGTCTTGCGTCCACCCTGTACGTCAGGGTCAGAAAGTAGTCTTTTTTACCAAAATACTCCAACAGGCGGTGTCTTGCCGTCTCTGCCTTATTCATGGCATTCACGATCGCCATCTGTTGCTGTGTCGGCTTTCTCTTCTTTTCTCTCGGTAATCCTTTTGCACCATATCTTCCGTCATGGTACTCTTTTACTTCTTTCACATCCCCATCCCGGAATGTATGTATTACTCTTCTCGTAGCCATCCGTATCCCTCTAACTTTAATATCTTTATCAAGTACGAAAACGGGAAAAAATCCCCGTATTTCTTGACTTTCCGGCTCACAGATGCTATCATATATATGACTTTAATATCTGTGAGACAGAAAGTCTTGCGTCTAACACTTCCGTATCCCCGGAAGTGTTATTTTTTTCTTCTTTTTTCATAGATCCTTGTCCCGATATGTAGCATGTATGCTGTCACTGCTATACATGTTCCTGTGATCAGCTCCCCTTTTATGACCGAGATATCCTGCATTAGTACTTCCGTGGTCTCTATCTTTGCACACATCACGATCAGGTCTACAAGGATAATCCCTTCCAATGCTCCCCGGAGCAGTCTCAGATTTCCTCTTATGCTACTATCACGTATTCTTTCCCTTTTTCTTCTGCCAGTCTCTCTGCTGCTGCCTTCGCTTCTTCGCAAGTCCCACGTTTGCAGGCCATTTCCCCGCTCTTCCATCTTATGATCCATATATGTTCTTCCTCTCTCCTTCCGATTCTCTGACTCATATCAGCATCCCTTTTTGAGCCGGTGTATACATTACCCTCTCTTTCTGGTATTTCCTGCTGTCAAACGGCTCTGTCAGCGTGTCACCCTGCACGACCGTTGCTTTAATCCCCAGCAGGCTGAGCTGCACATACGTCATATACACACCTTTCCAGTCGAGATCCTGTGCCACCACTCTCATGCATCTTTGTGGATTCACTCCACGCTGGAGCAGTATCTTCGCCACCGCTATGATCATACCTCCCGCTCCTGTCGATGGTTCGTGAATAATCATCGGCTTTTCTTCACTTATCTCTTTCGGAATGGATGTAGCTGCCGTCAGCATTGATACATGGAACGGGGTAAAAAACTGCCCGGTACTCTTCGCACCCAAGTTTTCTGCCATAAACACGGCTCCCAGCACATCCTGTATCTCCTGATCCAGTGCTTCGATCAGCATTTCACTTAGCTCACTGAACTCTCCCATAGTCTTACTGCCATACTTTCTTGCGATATCCATATACTGGTCTTCCCTTTCCTGCCAGATTTTCCCATGGATCATATCCGTGGAATTGCTGATGGATATCGCAAGTGCTTTCACCCAGTCCGAAAAAATATCATATCCTGCATAAGTCCCGGACATAGACTCTATCTTCTGTGCTATCTTTTCTATCATTTTTCCATTGCATCCTTCATAAAGCGTTCTACAGCGGCATCCCACTCTTCCATCAGCCTGATCTCCATCTTTGGCCGGAGCAGATCCGGATCTGTCATGATCTCGATCAGCTTTGCGGTCTGCTGTGCTGTAAAATCGTATTTCTCTGCACGTACTGTCCTGATTACCGACTGCCTGTAAAGTTTTTCACGGGTTTCCCTGTCTTCCACTTCCCGTACCTTCTGCATAATGTACCGGTGCATTCTTACCACAAAGGAAGCAAACTCATCATTACTCATTTTTTTCATATATGTATTTTTTCCCCCCCTTACTCTTCTGTCATCACAACGACCCGTTCAATCACCGGACAGATCAATGCCATCTCATTTGCCGAATATGGTTTCACATACTTTCTTGCCAGTGGATTCATTAGTTTCCCTCTCTGTCTCTTGTAGTCCTGATATACATACAAATCCATCTCTGATCTTCTGTTTCCAGTGTAAATCACCGATCCTTCAGGATATCGATCCGGGATTAACTTCTCAATCTCCTCTGCTCTACGGCAGATAGTTCTGGTCGATACGTTGTCCATCTTGGCCAGATCAGAGACCT